TCGCCTGATACCCGGAGCCGCGGTCGATGAGCTTTATGGCCGACACTCGCCCATTAACGACTTCGGCCCGCGCTACCGCAGTGCGGCCGGCGGTTGGCGTGCCGCCAGAAATAACAACCGTTGGCTCGCGGGCGTACCCATTGCCCGCGGTCAGAATGTGGATGGTTTTGATTTCCGTGGCGCCACCCGTGGCGCTGGCCGTGAGCGATATGGTGCCAGCGTGCTTGGCCACCCCAATCGGATGGGCGGTTGTCGAAGAGGCGTCCCACCGGATTCCTCTCCCCATGCCGTCCACTCCGTAGACGACGCTCTGCCGCCCTTTGAAGAACGACATCGGGGCAATCGAACCCGTATACGGATATGCCGTTGCGGCAGCGCCAGTCCCACCGCCGCCAGCAAACGTCACGCCCACGGAGGCCGTAAGCCCGGTGCCGGCGTTCTGCACCGCCACAGAATCCACCGCCGTTCCGGCCATGCTGACAATGAGAACGGCATTGCCTGCCGTAGCGGTGGGGGCCTGGGTGTATCCGGTGCCACCGCTGGTGACCAAGACCTTCGCCACTCCACCTGTCGTCCGCGCGGAGAGTGTCATCAGGTCACACCATTAGACACACGCACCACGCCATCGGCCGTTTGGAAGATGACGCGGTCCTGTGTGCCGGGGACACGCATGGCGGATCGGACGGTCCCGCCAACGGTGCCGAGCGTTACGGCCGCCAGACCGGGCCTGACAGTTATCTGCCCGGGAGAGATGATCTGAAGATTGACCTGGGTGACCGCAGCCCCAGGAGGGAGCGAGTACGGAGACGCATTGGTCACCAGCCCCGCCCACTTGTCGATGGTGATCATATTCCGCCGTCCACCTTCAGCGGGCTGCGCCACCCGCCGTCTGTGTAGATGTGCCGCGTACGGCCGGAGAGCGGAGCCATCTGATCACGCTCCAGGGCGAGACGAAGGTCACGCTGGTACAGTTGGAACTTCTTGTCTTCGTCCTTGCCCCTGATCCGCGCAAGGTAATACTGGCACGCGGAGTCCATCACACGCTCCATGTGTGGGGCAACGTCGATGGGGTCGGTGAGAAGAACGGCGCGGGTGCCAGAAACGGATGCGGACATTCGGTGTGTGGTCAGGCCACGGTCGCCGTTGCGCGTCAACACCACGCCTTCCGCGTCGTAAGGCGTCAGCGATTCAATGGAACCAGGAAACACGGAAGCCGCCGATCCAAACCGCACCACGGAGCCGACGCAGTCGGAAGGGGCAGCAGGGATCGGGGCAACCCAGCCCAGGTCGGCGCCTTCGTCCTGAACGGTCACGGATGAGAAACGCGCTGCCGACTCATGCCCGGAGTATTTGATCGGCCGCGCACTGCGGCGGTACATAAAATCCACCGTCTCCACACGGGTCGGGTAGCCGATGAGCTTCAGCACCCACCCGCTGCCGTCAGGGTCGGGCAGGACCGTCCAGTGGTATGGGAGACCAGTTGACCGGGCGACCCGTTCGATCTTTAGCGCTTCGTCTGGGGACACGTACAGGCCGGACGACCAGTTGTATTCGCTGGTGGGTTCGTCCAGATTGCGGAAATCACTGGGGAGCGGATACAGGATGCGGTAGATGACATAGGGCTGGGCGGTCAGCGTCTCGGGGAAGGTGACGCCGGACTTCAGCGTCAGAACGGTGCCAGACACGCGCGTCTGCACGGAGGCGATCCGCGTGCCGACCCGAACGTGGCCGTACTCCGCCCAGGCAGGCCATGTTCCACCGGACAGCGTGAGCGCGCGGGTGGAAGTGTTGTAGGACACCGTGCCAGTCTGGTACGGCGCATCGGTTATCACCCGGCCGTGGGTCTGGTAGTAGTTCCAGTCACGGAGGGTCGTCAACTCATCGTACGCACGGTGGATCGCCGTGCGGATGTCCCGCTGCTCGGCGTCCTGGGCGCCGCCGTAGGAGGAGACGATGAGGGATTCTACGGCGTCAAAGTACGTGTACATAAGAATCTATTGGCCGTCCTGCCCGGTGATGCCGGTGATGAGGGCGCGGGTCACGGGATCGTCGGCTCCGGCGGCAGCAACGCCACCGCATCGGCAAACTGGATCACCTCCACGCTGGCGTTCAGCACCGTCTTGTCCGCAGCCTCCCACATGGCGTGGAGCATTCCTCCGGGTTGCACTTCCGTGAGAACGTCGGCGCACAGCATCAGCCTGCCGTCGGTCAGCGCCACAGGTACAGGTTTGCACTTGTTGCTGCCGTGAAGTTGCCACAGTTCGCCCAGCCGCGCCGCCAGTTGCGGCGTGAATACCAGCGCCAGTACGCGAGACTCATCGTAGGTGATGGGGCGCGGATTGCCGTCCTCGTCGGTCAGGCTGGAGAGCAGTTGCCCTAGTGTCATGGAATTGCGGCTCCAATGGCGGTGTAGAGCGCCGATACGCGGCTATCAAGCGTGGCGAGCGGCAGAGACTCGCAAATGCTATAAAAAGCGACTCGCCCGTTAGAAAAACTGACATTATTGGGTATGCCAAGAACAAACTGGTTGGTGCTAGTCGGAGTCAGCGAAGCGACTGGCTGGTTGGCGGATGTCGCGCCGGCAATTCGATACACAAAATTAGCCGACTCGCTTCTGTTGATTCCTATAAAACCAGTGCTGTCTGCGGAGTTGGATAGTTGGGCGACGTTTTGGCTGCGACTCCGAAAGTATGTGATGCTGGACTGAACGCCGCCAGATGAGATGTTTCGCACAATCCCAGTCATGCCGTCAGACCCGTGGGCAGAACCGATGTAAATGGGATACTGGCCCGCCGTGGGGTTGCCCGTGCTGGTATGCGCGGTTGTCACATAAACAGCAACGTGCTGGCTGTCTTTCAGGTCTGCTGCGTCACTGCGGTTCGTATTCAGCGACTTGTTTGTGGCGTTACCAACCAACCCAGTTTTTCGGCTGTAGTCGCCGCTAACGAAATTGTTGTTCACATTCGTCGGCCCACTGCCGACCAGCGGCGTCAACGCACCAGGCAACGTGCGCGCGCCCATCAGGATGCAAGAGGCTTTGATAGACGACCAGATGCCGTCTGCCTTGCAGCCGGTGACGAAGTTGTTGATGGCGTTCGCCACCCCCACTTCGACGCCAGTGCCGCCATCTGCGGTTGCGACCGCGCTGAGGTAAGCCAGCGCGTCGGCGTCGGTCGGCAAGGTCTGCGAGCCGAAGCCGGGAAAACTCGCCGCGTATGGGTGGGTGTAGGGGAGGGCCGACTGAGACCCCCAAGTCCACGCTAGGTAGCCTTCGACTGCGGCGAGTTCCGTATCATTTAGCGCCCTGTTGTAGATCAACAGCGAACCAAATGGGCCATTGAAACTTTGCCCAGTAGGAGCGCAAAAGCCAAGCGTCAGGACGTTTATGCTGTTTGAGCCAGAGTTGCCCGTGGCAACTTGCTGACCATTCGCCCGCAATCTGGCGGAAGCGCCGTTGTAGACGCCAGTCACCACAGACCATGCCGTATTGGCCGCGACGTTGTTTTGACCGACTGCTGGGCCGGTCATAAAAAGTTCGCCGTTGTATGACGCTGCGCCTCCAGAGTTCCAGCCGAGGAGAATCCGATTGGACGCCGTGTTGCCGCCCGTTCCGCTTGGCCCGTCAATGATCCAAGCCGTGCGGGATGGCGATACGCCGGAAGCAGGATTGTTTTCGTATGAACCAGCAAACAAGATTGTGAATGGTTGCGACAAACTTATTGCGTCAGTCACTAGGATGTCATTTGTGCTGTCAAAGGTCACAACATTCTTCCCATTTCTCCCGGCGGCTGTGTACGCTGGACGAAATGTGCTGTTTGTTTGAGATGCCTTCAGTGACGAGCCAGACACCTTGCTTATCCACTCACTGACTGAACCGCTCACTGTCGTTATTGTGTTGGAGTCGCTAGCGTCCAGCCACAACTGAAGCCCAGCGATGCTGCGCGGATCGAATCCGACCTTCGCTCGGGGCCGCAGCAAACGTGGTGACATTGGCATGGTCAGGATTCCTGCTAGATCACTTCGACCGTCACCGGCTCGCTGTACGGCCCAGCGCCAGCTCGCCCTCTTCCAGCTCATTGGTGGATGGCGTGTCGGCCGAGGTGGTGGATGTGCGGACGCGGACGATTCCGCGCTCGGGGACAAGGAATGCCACGGATCAACCCTTCAGAAGTGCGGTCATGGCACAAGTGGTGCCACCGACCAACACGGGAACGACGAACGGAACGGCAAAGCAGGCGTCGGGGATGTTGATGCACCCCACTGTCAGCGAAGAGGTGACGGCGCTACCGTCAGCGTAAATCTGCCTTGGGGTGACAGACATAGACGGCGTGCCGTGCCAGTTGATCTGTGTTGCAGATCCGGTGCTGGCGATCACCACCACCCCGCCGGCAAACGGGCCAAAGGGGATGTTGCCAGAGGTCGTAGCGGCCGAACTGTTGGCCGTAATGACGCAGGAAGAGAAATGGCGGGCAATGTCGTTCACGTTCTACCTTTCAGCTTGTAGGCATGCTTTTCGATGATCTTCTCCCGCAGTTCGCCCTTCTTGGCCCTGGGGTTCTTGCGGAGTTCCTTCTTCATCTCATCTTTGATGATGGACTCCGAGAGGACGACTGTCTTCCTGGGGGCGGGGCCGGGGTCATAGTTGACCGTGCCTGAGACTGCGAGGCGGCGCTTGTGCGCCACGCGGAGAACGTCGTCGTTGGACGACACCCACGCGGCCGGGTCTCGCCAGCCTCTGTGATCCGCCAGTCCCGCCACGTAATGCTTGCCAGAGATGCTGATGCCGGCGCGGCGGGCTTCTTTGACCATGTACTGGGCTTGGCGCTTGGGCAGTTCGTCTAGCTGCTGGTTGTTCTGCCGGCCTTCCAAGAACGCGCGGTCCGTTCCCTTGGTTCCCGGCGGCTGCTGGAGAGCGCACATTTCCGCAAACCGCTCACCGTATGGCAGGGCCTTGTTGTACGTTTTTACGGCCTCTGGGCCGGCGTTCAGGACTGACTGAGGGATGTCCATCTATAGGGCTATTGGGCTGGAGGGGGTGGCGGGGCTTCCGCAGGGGCTTCTTGGGGCGGTGCCTGCGGCGGCGGGGCAGGGGGCGGAGGCGGCGGAACGGCAAAGTCCGCAACGTCCATCTGGTTGATCTTCCCCCACATTTCCATCATCGCATTGAACAGTTGCGGCTGACCGGCCTGCATCAGACCCTGCGCCACCGGGGCAAATATCTGCATAAACTGGTTCAGGTTCTCAGTCTTCGTTGCAATGTTTGGTTTCCTGGCTGACCCGGCTTCGACGCGGTAGGAATACTCCCGCACCACGGAATCCGGGTCCTCCTGCTGAACGTGCATCTGCCACGCCTGCGCTGCCATCGGACCAAGCAGCGGCGCAACGTCCTGCGGATAGATCGCCCACCGCGCCAAGAGCGCTTCCTTCCTGGCAACCTCAGACAGGGCGTCCTCCAACGTGTTGGCGTAATCGTCGGGACGAACGCTGATCTGTTCCGACTTCACGGCGGCTTCTGCGGCACTTCTAAAAGACGCCCGCGTCATACCGTAAATAAGCTCAGTGAGGCCAACGCGCCGGTCAAAGAGATTCGTAACCTCTGCGATGATCTGGTACATGTCCTGGGTCACCCCAGGCATTTGGAAGACAGAGATGACATCGTTGACTGAACGACCGACCGCTTCGGAGATTTCAACAATGTTGAATCCGCCCTCATTGCGCTCCAGAATCTTGGCTTTGATGTCTGGGTCGGCGGCCTTCGCAACGCCGATGAGCGTCTGTGAAGAGGTCGCAATGCGGGTGGCAAGAAAGCTCATTGCCCAGTTGATGAAGCGAAGCTCACCGATGCCCGGTTTGATCAGGCTCACCGGCCAGGAGTAGCCCGGTTGGCCGTGCCACGCCAAGAGGGTGAACGGCCACCCGTTCGGTTCAGTCCAGAACGGGATCGGCCACTGCGCCGCCATAAACAGAGCGTTGGGGATCTGGCCCTCTTCGACTTCCTCCTGGAGGATCGCCGGAGGGATGTTCAGCGGGAAATCAACTCCCTCTGCAACGACGATGTAGCAGTTGGCCCCGAGCGCATCGAACTTGCCGCGGAGGTCCTTGTCGCCGTCCTTCAGTCGGTCACCGAAGCCCGTTTTGGAGTAGACCTCCCAGTAACAGATGAGGTCGTTCGTCTTGCCGTTCTTCTTCTCGGTCTTGTACCCGGGGCGACCCTCATCGGCCCGAGACGAATAAGATTCAACGTGTCCCTTCAGGTCCTCCCGAGACAGGCCGAACTTCGCCGCCACTTCGTCCAGCGGCTGAACGCGCTTGCGCGCCGCCCAGCGGATGTCTTCAAATTCATCCGCGTCCGGGTCCCAGACAAGGTTGTCGATGGAGTCAAAGAATGACCCGGCAAACCTCACCTGTGACCCCGGCGGCTGATACAGCTCATGCCACCACACGCCGGCGCCTTTGATGAACGCCTCGTCCACCACCTTGCGGCTGTGCTTTTTCAGGTCTAACTCAGTGGGCGTGTAGTTCAGATAGTCTTCCAAGAGCTTGGCGATGACCTTGCGCCGCTCCCACATCATTCCCTGCTGCTGGATCATCTGCTGGTACATCTGCACGCCGGGGTCTGGCATCATCACCGGCTGACCGTCAGGCCCCATTACCGGCTGGCCGTCCGGCCCCATCTGAGGAACAGGCGGCTGGGGCTCAATGCCCAGGAGGGCGGGGCCGATGATGGGGTACTCACGCGCGGTGACCGTTCGCTGCGGGTTGCGGTGGTGGATCACCGAACCGAACAGACGAACGGCCTCCCAGACGCGGTTGACCACCATCCGAAACGGCGGCGGGTCAATGCCCCGGTTGTAGCCACGCTCGCCCCGGGCAAACTCATTCCCCCACATGGCGTCGGGGTCCGAACTGTAGAAGCCCATGGCCTCACGGGCGTCGTCCGTGAAGACCTTCTTGTGCTTTTCGGCCTGCTTAATGCACTCCAGCCAGCGCTTCGCAATTGGGCGCAGAGGGTTTTCGTCGGGCATAGCGTCTCCTACTACCTATTGCCCGCTTCAGACCTTTTTGGGGACGGCCAACTTCTTCTCCAGCAGGGAAACCCGCTCAGAAAGGATCGCCAGCCGCGGGTCCTGGGGGCGCTGCTCCCAGAATCCGTACTCCTTCCACGCCGGAAACTCCTCCACCCCGGGGTCGGTGATGTGGTGGACCGAATGCTTCAAAACCAGCCCCAGTTCGCCGGCCATGGCAAACAGGGTCAGGGTCCTGCTTCCGGCCTTGCACACAATCGCCGGAACCGGGTCGGCCGCGGAGTGCGGCCGGAACAGCACAATCTCACCGACATCAACCTGGGGCATGTCGTAGGTCATTTCCTCAAACTCCCATTCGGGGCTAACAACACACAGGGGTCTTCGGACGCCTGCTTTCTCTTCTTGCGCTCCTCCAGCCACTTCACCCACCAGGGGTCGGGGCCGTAATTTTTGGGCGGTGCGTGGTAGCGGGGCTCATGCGCGCACAGGTACTCACAGCACTGCACAGCGTGAACATCGCCGCGCGTCTGCGGGGCGTCAGTCACATAGACCACGCCGTTCACGCTGGTCGTTTTCTTGCGATACCGCTTCAGCTCACGGACGAGGTTGGGGC